CGCCGTCCCTGCGCCCCTTACGATGGCTGAATTATTAGTAAGAGTTATAGTGCCAGCTGGCATAACGTTCTCCTGAAAATTAGGCAATAAAAAACCTGCCGAAGCAGGTTGGATAGATACGTGATTGCGCTGCTAACCACCACCGAAGTGTTCTGGGTACATTTCCATATCAATACAATTAATAGCCGAGCGACACTGATAATTACCATCAGCATAAACAGAATCCTCTCTCCAGTGTTCGCCCTCCCACACCGACGAACCATTTTCTGTGGCGGCAGAAAAAATACCTCTGGTTGATTTCCGCCAATACCTCCCACTATACCACCCAGCAGTCCCTGTTATAGATGGGGTAAATCCAGCCCTATAAGGAAGAGCGTGTGTATAATCAGAAAGCATATCCTTAATAAGTAAAGGGGGTTGTGAGTTTGAAATGGAGATAACACCTGATTTATTAACAATTCGTATTCCATAGCCGCCAACACGAGCCGCACCTGAGTTTCTAAAAGCAAGTATTCTTACGCCATTAGTGTCTCCTGTAAAATGCAGATTATTGGTGTCATAGCGCGACATCCCACGTACACAGCTGAAATTCCCACCAACGATTCCTGCACCAACAAAAATAATATCGCTATCTATCAGCCCTGGAACATCGAAGCTGCTGATGTTCCCCTGTATAACAGTTGCATACGATAAAACTTGAATGCATCGTGTTGGCAATAATATTGGATTGACATTACGGGAGTTTAATATTCTAAGTCCGTATGTATCACCTGTGGGCGCAGGTAATGCGGTAACCATAATCTTGCACCATGGCAAACCTGTAGCGGTCTCATTATCAGTTGAATAACTAAGTGGTTTTTCAAGCCATATTCCATCATCTACTATACTGATAGCTCCAGCCCAGTCAAATCTATCCGCGCCTGAATGGATGGCTATTTTTGCAGTGTTCCTATCGAACCCAGTCCAATCAAACTGGCAGAACAGTCTTGTATCGAACGGGTTAGGCCTTTGTGGTCTGCCAAAAAATAATGAAGTCCCATATGAGACTTCTGATATATATATCGGCTTTTTCCCTCCGGCACGCAACATAAGTCCATAAGACATTTATCTTATCCCAAATAACCAAGCGTTACAGTTTCAAGACCCGACGCATCGTAAATCCTGATGGCCATGTTATCTATTTTCATTCTTCCTTGATTATACACTGTACTATTCATTTCAATAGTGCCAGTTCTGAACCCTAAACGCATACCTGAAGACCCTGGGGAATAATCATCAGATTGCAAGTAATCGCCAATCTTGCCGCTGGTTATAGATGCTTTTTGAATAAATGCATCATTCATAAACACTTGCCCATCTATTACAGAGAACGGAGAATATTGGTTATTACCGCTACCACTCATCAGAACGAACTGGTTTGCATTGAAACCGACGCGGGTGATAACCGGCTTTCCGGTTTCCGCAAGTACTGCGATCGACATACCTGCATTATAGAAGGTGCCATTCACGCGCACGCCAGCTTTCAGAGTATGAACGGCTGTTGCGCCGTCGGCATCAACTGTTGCCGTCAGTTTATCCTCAAGTACCGCAGTCAGTTTTCCATCCAATGCATTCGTTGCATCATCAATTTGAGCCTGCACTTTTGTAGACATTTCAGCTAAACCACGATCAACTTCAGCAATCGTGGTTTTCACAATAAGAATATCAGCACGTACAGTTCCATACTGGGACCACTGATGTTCTACAGTTGCGTTATTTGCTAACGCGTTCTGTAGTTCGGCTTCAATATTTGTGTTGATATCCCCGGTCAGGCGATCACCATCTTTAGCTGTCAGGAAACCATCTCCAATATTTTCGAGATAGTCACCGCCATTGGCATTAGATTTCCCCTTTACCCAGTCAATCCATTCACCATTGTTGCCAATTCTGTCCTGAAGTCGGGCGCGGAACCAAAACTCTTGACCGGCTTTCAATCCAGTCATTGTGTAGCTCCGCTGCGGGTACGCAACATCGGATAACTGCATAATGTTCTGGCCTGCGGCATTGTCTGCGTACTGAATTTCAGTTTTTAGGGTGTCTTCAGCTCCCGGTGGGAACCCCCAATTAATCTGGATCCCCCACAAAAGAGCAGATGTAGTGAACGCAATAGGCTTCGGCGGCTTCCCTGGCTTGCCATTGAGCTGCGTTTCAATGCTATTAGCCCACAGACTGAATACTTCATTCGGACTAATAGCACGAACACGCACTTGATAGCGTCCCGCATAAATACCTGTAACCGAGAAGTTGTTCGCCCCAGAGCGGGGTACGTTGATCCAGTTCCCATTGTTCTGTCGCCACTGGGCCTCATAAGCGATAGCACCTTTCGCCTGGTCCCAGCTAACTTCCATTGTTGTGACATTTATCCCTTGGTTCACCATATTGCCACTGGTGATCTGGATGTTTGTTGGTGGTTCCTGCCCGCCAGACGGCAAAACCGTAGTAGGACGATCTTCCAGTACGACGCCAGAGTCAATCCGCGGATACTTATTTGGGCTATATTGAATGCCGCTTAGCGTGAATGTCTGGTCGTCGTTATAAGTGACTTTTTTCACACGTACCTGGATAAGCGCTAAATCCTGAGCATCAATCCCCCACTGCGCTTCAGCTACGGGTTGCACCGAGTACGGCACCGTCACTGTAATAGCTCGGCCATTTACGCTGGAAATCGTTCGCCCTTCGGCCTTGCCGGTTGGCAAGTTGACGATAAACCTGTCTCCTGGCTTAGCCGTGATATTCCTGTCAACGTTAACGCTACGCCCTGAAGCTGCACTGATGCGGCCCCCAATCGTCCTGCCTGCGTACAGATTATTGGCCAATCCAACAACCTTGCCGATTCGTGGAATACCGCCCTCAAGGCCCGTTTTCCACTCATACGCACCACCTTCGGCATTGGTCAAAATAGCCCACAACAACCGACGCTGCGCTTCTGTCTCTCTCTGGCAACCCACAGCACTCATGTCCAGCGGGATATACTGAAATCGCTTAACCAATTCGTAGACAAAAACTGGGGTCTGATCATCCTGATAGTTGTTATCCGGATTTTTGTACGTACATAACCCACCGGAATAGTGTGATTGCACCGTGGTACCGGCGCGGCTAACACTGCCATCAATGATATTTGCGCGGGTGAATATGTAATCTGGGTCCAATTCCTCCGGCATGTCAGCCTGAACAGTCAGTAAGTTATTAGACCAACTGATCATACCCCGGAAAATGGACGCCAAATCCATCAGGACAGTCCATGCATCTGCCTGCGTGCTGATGCAGATATCGCACATAAAACGCGGTTCCATGCCACCACGCCCGTCTGGAACGGGTTGATCGCAATACTGCGCGATGCGGTAAAGCTCCCATCTATCAACTTGCTCGACAGAAATACGTTTACCGAGGCCAAATCGTGGATTAGTCACGATGTCGAAGAAGATCCAGGCAGGATTGTTTGTCCATGCCCACTTCCATTGACCGCTCCATATCCCGCTGTACTGCCTCGTCTCCGGATCGTAATTATCAGGTACACGGACAAGTCGCCCCTTCGCCAGCACAGTCACTGTTGGCGTCCGACCCTCGAACAGCTTTGAGTCAAATTCAACGTATAGCAGCGCGGTGTGCGGATATTGCAATTTTGCATCGATGATTTCTGTCATTGATGCAATTTGCAGCGTGTCCGCATGCTTGCCATCAGTGTTGTTTTCCGTCAGCCGACGGATGCGGATCTGCCAGCCAATCTTAGCTTCAGGCAGGTTGATTCGATAATCGCGAGAATAGCCAGCGTTCGCTATCCCATCAGCCGAATCTCGACCATATTCGGCATATGCGCCACCATCCGTGGCAATGTCGATCGCATACTCAACACGGTGCCCATCTTTCACACCATCGTCACGCATCTTGAATAGGCCAGACGGAAATTTAGCGCTGATACGAACCGCAGATAACTGAGTGTTCTGTAGGGCTTTTACCCATGGCGTGCCAAACTTAAGCTCGGTGCCTATTGCAATCTCATTTGATGCATTCGGAAAACCTTGAATATACGGCTGGTCCTGAACGCCTGAGCGCCACTCCCACCGCACTCCTGGAAAGTTTTCGTTGCCATTGGCATCTTGCAACGGTGTGCCATCGAGAAAAATATGACGCCCATCAAAGCCGCCAGCTATTTCACCTTCACCAAGGGCAATCAAAATTTTCATGTATGCAACGGATGCGATTTCAGAACCTCGCGGCGGCGGCGGGCTACCGCTGCCTCCGCCACTTTTCGCACCAATGATTTCATTCGTGAGCATGGAATTTCCTGCAAAAAAAATCCCGCCGGAGCGGGATGAATTTGTTATTGCTGCTGTTCGACGTAGGTCTCACCACTGATGATCGGGCCACCGATTAAAGTCTTCCCGTAAAACCCTGGAACTGGGCGACCGGCTGCAGAAGTATTTGTTGCTGATCCGAATGAGTAACTCTTCCGGGTTTCTTTCGTATCAGTCATACCTTGTGTGCCGGAAGGGGCCAACATCTGAGCCACTCCTCCCAGCATCATTGCCGCACCCATTTTGTAGAGAAAGGGTGACGCTGCAGCCCAGGGCGTAAACGACAGGACAAAACCTGCAGCTACCATGACAGCGCCTAAAATGGTCTGGAACGCGCCTTGTTTTTTGCTACCGATGATTACCGGAGCAATACGGACGACCGCCTGTGTGCCATCCAGCTGCAGTTCGGTCTCTGATATATTTCGGTCGCCATTGAACACCGCATACGTCAGGCCATTCCGTTCGCTCCTGTTGAGGAACTGCTCAAGTCCAGGGATCTGGAGGCATAATGCCCGAATGCCTTCACGAACGGATGACACTGACAGCGTGAACTCCCGACCGAACTCTTTACCGAGCCGCCCGGAGAAAATGAACGTGGTCAGCTTTTCAGGCTGGTTGAATACCGATTGCATCGCGGTGCCTCAGTTTTTTAATTGTTCTCTCCTGCCAGATCCCGCCGTATGGAACGACGCGGGCGCTCTGGCCATAAAGGTGATGAAGCATCATGCCGTCGCCAAGATAAACGCCTGCATGGTTCACTACAGGTGCCTGATACTGCATTAAAATCACGTCGCCTGGCTGCAGCTCCGAGTCATGCGAGACGAAGCCAGCAGCGGCGTAATTTTCGATATACAGGTTGCCCCCGTTCTCCCACCACCCATCGGCTCGTTCGAAGTTCGGTAGCTCGATGCCCCGCTCCTGTTTGTACCAATCGCGGATCAAGCCGAAGCAGTCCCACACACCATGCACGAACGGACGACCAACGATCGGTGCATCACCCTTTGGAGCAATCATCCTAACGTCACCCTCTGGCCAACTGATGATGATCCACGGTAAGCCTGACTCTTCGCACAAAGCCTCATCGGTCGGGGATGGCTGAGTCGTAGCATCAGGATGTGAATGCACTACAAACATAATTTCGCCAATACTCTCCGCTGTTGCGTACTCCTCCGGGGAAATTCGGAAATACTCAGTCGGCTTGGTGTGGGTGTTTTTGCAGGGGATATACCGGTGTGCCCGGCCATCTTTGACGACCAATCCACAGCACTCCTCCGGGTACGCCTCGGCGGCATGCTGCTGGATGGCCAGCAGAATGTGTTTTCTCATCATGGGGGTTAGAGCCTTATCAGGGCGATCGCTGGGAAGCCGCCGAACGGCAGCTCACTATCTTTACCAAATCGCAATTTGCAGGAAGCTACAGTCCCGCCGCATTCATCCAACGCCGGGTTATCGACGGGGTTCCCGTCTTTATCGAAATAGTTAGTGCCGGTGTAACCGCAGTTTGCTTTTCGATAGTCACCCTCCATGCACCAAGTGCAACGGGAGGTCATCTGCCGTTTAGGCAATTTTTGTCCTTGCACATCTGCTGGGCTGGCCAGTGCAAATTCGACGTATATATCATTCTCAAATGTCTTGGTATCGATGTACCACGTGTCGATCTGCTCTTTCTCAGGATCGGCTCCTGGGTTGCCGTCTGGGAAGTTGGTCGCATCAAGAAACTCAGCAAATGTGTTATGGACCGTCACTTTGGCCAGCAGCAGGTCGTGGAACACTTCACACAGCCGGGTGATCGAGTAATCCAAATTGCCCACAGATAACTTCGGGCGCGGAGATGTGCCTTCGCTAGACTTTTCCAGCCCAGTAACTTTCGACGGCCACGCGGCATAACGGATGCCCTGCCAGAATATAGGCTTCGCTGGCAATGACTCAACATTGCCAAGGGCCAACAGTTCGTCAGGGGTGTAGGGGATCTCGTAGTTGTGGTAATACAACACATCGCCATCAAAAGCGGTGCAGTCCACTTCAATCAGAGCGATCGGAGCCCCCGGCTCCAGCTTCTGAACTACTGCAGCAATGCTCATGGGGAAACCTCGGTGGGACCATGGTCCCAATAACAAAAAACCCCGCATATGCGGGGTTTAGGTGGGTGGGTAAAATCCTTATTTCTTTGTAATTCTGAGTAGCTCCGTCTCCAAATCTAATTCAAATTTTTTCTGAATCGATGGCGGAAGATTACCTTTTACTTCGTTAATCTCTGGCATGAAGGTGATCATGATTGATGAGGCCTTAGCCTTAGGCATCTTTGCCTTAAGCCTAGCTGCAAAATCCACCACATACTGTTGATTTACTACACCCCCGTTGAGAGATACAGACTGTTCTTTTTGTGGTTTCTCTTCACTAGTGTCCACACCTAATATATCGCTACCACAGTGTTTACATTTTATCGCATCAGCCTTTACTGATTCGGCACAATATGGACATTTCATACCAAGCTGCTCAGAACTAAACTTCTGAGAAAATATTGTAAGTAGAAGTCCACTCAGTGAAATGAAAATTCCTATTAATACATGATTTTGTTGTGACGCCATCAATCCAAGGTTGTTCACTAGCCGACCATCAGGTGCTACCACGCTTACGTCCATGTTTAATGCAACAAACAGCCATAAAAGACCGATTGAAAGAACTAAATAACCCACTTTTTTCATATAGAACCCTAATTTCACTGCGTACAAATTAAGCTAAAGTTACAATGATTATCCCATAAATTATTCCATGCACTGCAATAAGTTATGACCTATATGCTGTCGTAAGCGTGACAGTCACCGTCCAATTACCAAAACCCAAAGGGATAGGCTTCAACTGTGTGGCGCGATACAAGCCCAGCTCGCCCATAGGATTAACCCATTTAAACGAGCGGGATGAGCCATGCTCGCGCAAAAACTCTAAAATAGGCTTTATCTCCGGCCATTTATCTGTGAACGATAACGGCCAGCTTTGCTTCTCGCTGTTCATGCCCTCATCAACTACCTGCTCATAACCGTCGCCAAACTGTGCCGTCCGGATCTTCCGACTTATGTCACCAGCGGGACCATTCAACGGGGACCATGTAAAGGTTTTTACTGTCATAGCACCCCCAACTGGCGCAGGCGTTGGTCAACTGCGCCGCCATTCCGCAACGCTTCATCCAGTTGTTCCATCGCCTCCTGTTTAATCATCTGGCGGGCTGCGTTGTCCAACACGCCATCCGAATCGGATTGCTGCTGACGATCATTAGACTGAGCGCGCTCTACAGTAATCGGCATACTTAATGAGACCTGAACCTGTGTAGTCCGGGTTCCCGATTCACCATTCGCTGGCTCTGGGCTTCTGACTGGTCGCGATACATTAGCGCCAACCAAACCACCATCTGCATAACCGGGCTGGCCATAAGTCAGTTGATTGAGGAACGGCAGCATGCCAGGGCGATTAACCACCTCCTTCGGTACTAC